GAAATAGTGAGTTCTGGAAAGCTGGACGTAATAAGTACCTGCATCAGTACCGATTGATTGAACAAAAGTAGGTTCGCCAATAAACAAGCCCCTGACTCTTTGCCCCACAACAATTCCAGCAACCGATGATGCGGACGTGGTGTANTAAATNCNGTANTGCTTTGTAACATCGCTATACAGTGTTCCGGTATTTGATACCGCAACCGTACCTAGCAATGTGTTTTCCCCTATTTCAGGGCTTTGCCAATCGCTCCAAGGGCATCCAATTCGCCCCCACACCAATACTTTATGCACATTGTTAATGTTGGTTGACCCGTCATCCTGATATGCAGCCCAATCTCTAACTGTATTGTTTATGATATTGGTGTAGTTATTTCTATCGCCCGGAGCATGAAATATCCTTGCGTTTAGCGTTGCTTGGTTCCATGTCCCAGTTGGTGATTTGTTGGCATTTATATACCAAGCGTTTGCGGCAAAAAACTCTAAAGACCCACGATTAACCGAAGGCAATGCGGCAAGTGCATATTTTGCACAGTAGGTTGAGCAAATAACGCCTTGCAATTTCCAAGCATCTATTGCCGCCGCAATCGCCTGAAAGAACGGAACGCCAACATAAGGGGCAGTTTGGCAAAGCAAAGTCGTTCCAAGTGCCTCAATGTCAAGCGTAGGTGTTGTGCCAAAATCAAACGCCAGCCGCAAGGATGAATTAAGGCCACGCTTAGTTACATAGTCATTAGCATCCGTGATGGATTGCGTCATGGACTGACCATAGCTATTCGTCAACGTGCTGGAATTGACGATCATCAGAATTTTTTGATGGTTTAAGTGGTGCATTAGATCAGCATCATCAACGCTTCTTCATCGTCATGCTCTGCGTATTCATCATGCAATNACTGAACTGCATTCAATGACTCAAGCAACTTGTCGAAATTGATACTTGGCGACGGAATGACTTGGGAGGCTGTCTCCTGAGCAAATTCCTTAACTATTTCTTGAACAGCAGGACGGTGCTCTGCAATCTGTTCGTAAATCTTGACCAGCTCGGCTCGCTTTTTGTCTCTTGCGGCCATTTCTTCCTTGAACTTCTCACGAATATCAACTCCATCGTGACCGTCAATGACCAATATCTGGCCAATGTACCCGCCGCCTGAGAATGAATCAGGCGCCTCAGTTGCTGCCATTGATCCGGTAATTGATCCCGAAACAACAAACCCAGTCCCTGCGAATGTGTCAGATGTTTCCGTGGCTGCGAGCGATCCTGATGCGGTTACACCACCAGCACCTGAGAATGAATCTGCTGTCTCAGTTGCCGCTAATGCGCCGGATACGATTACAGCTCCAGACCCTGCAAATGTGTCTGCGCTTTCGGTAGCAGCCAATGATCCAGAAACAACCACCACGCCCGAACTGGCAAATGTGTCAGCGGCTTCTGTGGCCGCCATCGCTCCCGATACAATCACGCCACCAGAACCGGCAAATGCGTCCGGCGTCTCAGTCGCAGCGAGCGATCCCGTTACATAGCTTGGAAGCGGGAATACCCAATCATTGAAAACAGTCTGCTGGATGTTTCCCTGAGCAGGCGAAAGGTCTTTTCTCAGCAGGTCATAGCTGTCTTTTCTGGTTCGGCTCTTTCTGTTCTGGAACCAGCTGGAGTTTATTTTCGACCCGCTGCCACTCATGGATTAACCTTGAGTCTCCACATATGTCCCGCCAATCACGTTTGCCGTGGTAGTGCTTGGGATAAACACAAGGAACGGAACCACACCGTTGTATAAGCGTGGAAATCCAGACGTAAGCGCATCAATCGAGTTCGATATGTTTGCCGTAGTTATTTCAAGAGAAGCAAGCACACGATATGCCACCAATGCAATTGAACCAGAGGTCATGGATACGCCCAACGTCAGCGTTTCAACCGACTTGATGCCTACGTCACCAGCCTGCATGGAAAAGCGATAGAACGATCCAATCGGAGACGTCGCGCCATAGGTATCGATCAATGAGCCAGCCCTGCCTGCGGTAGCACCGGAGTTCGTATAACTGATTGTCGGAGTAGCAGCGCCTGCGCCCGTGGCGGTAATAACCTCAAGCGCCCACTGAACCCCAGCTCCGTTCGCCGCGCCAGCAATATCGCGGGAAGGAAGCGCAGTCGTGTTAAGCGTCTGTGCGGTTGTGGTGGTCACAGATATAGCAGCGCCGCCAGAAGTACCGCCGACCTGCATCAATCTGTCGCACAGCATCAAAGTCCCCGCAATACCCGCAGATGCCTGAAACCGCCCAAGATAGGCATTACCCGACCCAGGATCAGTGTGATAAAGCTGACCTGCGACCTGAGACGATGACGAAGATAGCGATACGCCACCAGCAGTCGTGGCAGGGGTCAAACCAGCTCCGGGAGAACCAGCCAAATACCAAAGGCTGTGCGGACGGCCTGCGGTAAGGGTAGGCGTGGCCACCTTACACCATAGCGAAGGCGGCTGAAATCCAGATAAAACGCCATCCAGTGTGGTAATGGCCATGCTTAACCCGCAGTTATCGTGGCGGAAGTCAGGGTAACTGACTGGCCGGTAGTGATTGAAGCAGTGCCGGACAGATTTATGTCTGAGCCTGACGTTCCGACAGTCAGCCCTGTAATCACAGGCGTACCGGCGGCCTTGATTTGAGCCTGAGCCGCCGTTCCTGTGCCGGTTGCTGTAACAGTCTTTGGCATGCCGCTAAATGTCAACACGCCAGAGCCAGACGTACCAGCAGGATTGTTGAGCGTGAATGTAGCCAATACGGCAGAACCCGCCGTGAGCAGTTCCAGCGTACCAGTTGCGCCGATTTGAGCGATAACCGCATCAAGTCGCGCATTCTTTACTGTGGTTGAATATACGACTGACATTAATTAATTCCTCTCACTACTTCAACACCAACAGCCCGACCATCAGGGCCGCGCACAATTCTTTTAGGCGCATGGAGCGCCTGCATTGCATTCTGAATCTGCCCCATTGTTTGAGCGTGCGATCCAACCACGCTTGCATGAATCTCGCCCATGCGATCAATAGCGGATTGTAACTTGTCGCCCATGTCGGCCACCGCAGCGGTCTGCAAGTCCTGTGTGGGTATGTCAATGCCTGGGTTGGCAGAAATTCGCGCAATCATCAGCTTGGTTGCAGCCTCAAGCTCTGCCTTCCATTTGTCGAACTCAAGCCGCTTTCCTTCTGCTACCTGCTCGGACTGTAACTTCTGTTGCTCTAACTGGGAATCTGCCTGCATTTCCATCTGCTTGATCTGTGCATCAGCCTGCATCCTTGCTTGCTCTGCTTGCTGCTGCGCCTGTATTTTGGCCATCTCAGGATCAGGCTTGTTCTGTGGAGGCTGCTGCTTGGCATGCTCAATCACCTGGTCAATCATGCCCTCAAGCTGTCTCGCCTGCTTAAATGCACCCACGCCGAACTTCATCAACTCAATCATCATCGGAGCATACTGCGGAGCGTTCTGCATGACCGGCAGCATTTGATTCACAAACCCACCCATTGCATTCAGGAATTCCATGCGGTCTTGCTTNNNCTGCTGTTCGTCAAGCTGGATCAGCGAATCTGCCGCGACTTCAATACGGAACGACCTCAACGGGTCGCCCTTAATCAACTGCAATGCCTGCGGAATTAACTGCTGGTCGGCTGGCTGCAATTGGTCAGCAGCGGCATACTTCAAAATCGTCTCAGGCTGGAACTTGGTGCAAATGATCTGAGCTTTCAGCCGGATCAATGCCGTGGCAAAGAGTGCCACATCTTCCTGCATGGCCTTCAGTCTCAGTCCTGCATACTGACCCTTGATCTGTTGTGCTGTGGCAGTCTCAGACGCAAATGAAGCACCACGGATAATGTCCGATATGCCCGTGATCTCATAAACCTGCTGCTTAATATCTTCACGCGCCTGATAACATTGACTCAATGCACCGGCAATCATGTCCAGCGGNAGCAGGTCAATCGCACCCTTNAAACCGCCCTTCTCACTGAGCGCAGACCACTTATCAACAGGGATCAGGGCATTGTTATCGCCCTCAGTCAAAAGTCGCTGCAATGCGGGCTGTGATGCGTCATACACGCCTCGAACACGCAGAGCCTTGACCAATCCATCAATGCGGTCAGACAGAATATCAAGCTCTGATGCCTGATCCTGATAAAGCGTGAAATCTGGGACAGGAACAAGTGAGTCTGAGGTCGTGGTCGCATAAAGCGGGGCAGGGCACGGGAAAAAACCTTGCAGCTCAAGCGGATCATCCCTCTCATCGATAAACTCATTCAACGACTTGCTGAACCAGAAAACCTTCTGCTGTTCCTTGTCCCAGAGTTCACAAACACGCGCACGGTTGTTGGCCTTCTTGCTTTCGTTGTAGGCATTCAAAGGCTCCGGCCCCTGATCAAGCGGTATCTTCTTGGCCATTTCCTCGCCAAACCTCTCAACCAGCGCTTCATAACTCATGAACACCCATCGCCATACACAGGTGACTTCTTCCCATGTGCGTGCTGTGGAATGTCCGAAATCCTTCCAGTGAACGTAGTCAGTAGGCGCACACTCGTATTCTATTTCCTCCATCGGCTCAGGACGTTCGCCCCGCTCCAACAGACCTTGCTGATCCA